AACTCGCTCAAAAACAAAAAGACGGTCTTATTACCGTAGCGGACTGCTGCCGGGAGCTTGGTATCAGCCGCTCTACATGGTATGACCGGGCAAGAAAGGTTGGGTGAATATGAAGTCGAAGAAGAAAAGGCGCTGGATTTGGGGCGTTGCCGTAATCGTGTTTCTCAGCATCATGTCGGCGGTCTATGAGCCGGAAACGGACAGCACCCTTTCCGAAAACCCTGATACCTCAGTAACAGAACTCTCTACCGAGCTTTCGGACGCCGAATGGGAGCAGATTCAGACGATCTTTACAAAGTATGTCGGCAAGGATATTGAATACAAGCCTGTTTACTGCGGTGAATGGCGTGAGGGCAGGCAGTACAAGACAGAGAACTACGCCTACGGTCAATTCCTGATCGACATGGACGATGACGGACAGGTGCATTTGATCGTCTGGGTGCAAAACAAGAAGGGGTCGGAAGGACGCACGGTTGTTTATAACCGGCTCGACCAGAAATAAGACTTCCGTGAAGACGGAAGGACAGCCGAGGGGCTATCTCAAAAGAGGTAGTCCCTCTTTTTATTTGGAAAGGAAATGCACATGAATTATGAAAAACTCTCCGGCTCTATTCGAGCCGTGATCGACCGGCGACCGGGAGACAGCGGAGCGTACAGTGACCTCTTTTCTCTGTGCCGGGAGTGGGAAACCGAGGATTTCTCAGCGGCGCATAAGGTAAACAAGGAACTGCTGGTACTCTCCGCCGATCAGGTAGTCCGTGGCGGCGGGGCGAAGTTCTATGAACAGTGGCGGCGGTGTCTTCTCTTTGAAGCGCCCCATGATTTTGACTCCTTCATGACCTACATTGAACTCGACCGCAAGCCGGAAAAGCGGTTCTATGCTCCCCGTAAGCACTATCTCAGACCGATGGTGCAGGGGTTTCAAGATGTTCTGGACGGAAAACTGCGTCTTTTGACGATCTCCATGCCGAAACGAGCGGGAAAGTCTCAAACGGGTATCAATTTTGTGAATATGCTCTCTGGCAAGTTTCCTGACCGCTCGACCCTGATGGAAGGGACAGGCGATGACCTTGTAAAGAGCTTCTACAATGGTTGTCTGGAATACCTGACAGTCCCTAACGAGTATCTGTTCTACGATGTATTCCCGGACGCACGGCTGATACAGACCAACGCTGACTCAAAAACGATAAATCTGAAAAGCAAGTCCCGTTTCCCAACCATCATGTGTCGTTCCATTGACGCTCGACAGGTGGGCTTGTCCGAAGCCACCAATGTCCTCTACCTCGATGACTGTGTGGAAGGTCGTGAGGAAGCCAAAAACCGCCAGCGGCTTGATGATAAGTGGGAAGTGATCTCCGGCGATATTATGGGTCGTGCCATTGAAGGTACGCCGATGGTCTTTACCGGCACTCGCTATTCCCTGTATGACCCCATCGGTCGTGTGCAGGAACACGCACAGCGGGAGGGCTGGGCTTGGAGAGCGATTGAGATACCCGCCCTCGATCTCGTGACGGACGAGAGCAATTATGAGTACGAGCGGGAGGGCAAAAAGGTTTTTACCACCGCCTACTTCCGAGAGCAGCGGGAGCTGCTGAGTGCGGAACAGTTTGAGAGCGAGTTCCAGCAACAGCCTTTTGAAGCGAAGGGTCTGCTGTTCAACAAGGACGAGCTGAACTACTTCTTTGAGCTGCCGAAAGACCGTGACCCGGATACCATCATCGCCGTTGGCGATACGGCGGAAAGTGGCTCTGACTCGACCTCTATGCCGGTGGCGATGATATACGGCAATGCTGTGTATATCGTTGATGTGGTCTTTGATGACTCCCCCGCTGAGGTGACGAAGCCGGAATGTGCCAAGTGCCTGATCGACAACAGGGTCGCTTCTGCTGTTTTTGAGTCCAACAACGCCGGTCAGTATTATGCCAGAGATGTTGACCAGATCATTCGTGAGCGTGGGTACTCCGTTGGTATCCGCACGAAGCGTACGATCTCCAACAAGCAGACCCGTATTGAGTTCGCTTCCGACAACATCAAGAAGAACTTCTACTTCAAGCACCCCTCCACCTACAAGCGGGGCAGTCAGTATTGGAACTTCATGAAGGAAGTGACCACCTACACCCGCTCCGGCAAGGTTCCGCACGATGACGCACCTGACTCTCTCTCCCTGTTGGAGAACGAAATCCGTATGCTGTCCGGGGGTAAGGTGGAGGTCTTCAAGCGTCCCTACTGAAAGATTGGTTTTGACAAATACTGTGGCGAATGGTATGATAAAAGGTTAGTATTGACAACCATTGGAGAGTTTGGTACAATGATAAGAGAGATAATAGGTAGAGGGAAGGAGGTGCTGTAAGTGGGTGCGAGAGCGTTGTTTGGTCGCCGTGTGATCTATACCGATGTTGCCGAAATCAATGCCGGGAACATCATTGATGTTCTGCAAAAGGCTTTGTTCGTCCATCTGCAAAACAGCGCCGACATTGATTATCTCTATCGGTACTATCGTGGAGATCAGCCCGTGCTTTATCGAGAAAAGGAAGTACGGCCTGAAATCTGTAACAAGGTCGTTGAGAACCGAGCCAATGAGATCGTGTCCTTCAAGGTCGGCTATCTGATGGGCGAACCTGTCCAGTATGTGAGCCGCAGCGATGACGAGAACATTTCCGCTGAGGTCAGCCGCTTGAACGATTATGTTCTCAGTGAGGATAAGCCTGCCAAGGACAAGGAACTGGCGGACTGGTCGCACATTGGCGGTACTTCCTATCGTATGGTGCTTCCTGATGGGGAAGCTGATGTAGAGGAAGACGAAGCTCCCTTTGAGATTTTCACTCTTGACCCCCGCTTCGCTTTTGTGGTCTACTCCACCGCCCTCGGCAACCCTGCCATGATGGGCGTAAAGTATGTGAAGGACGAGAACGGCAATCTGATTTTCAGTTGCTACACCCGTGACCACTACTACGAGGTGGAGAACACTTGGGCGATCATTCGGAGCGAACCTCAGATTTTGGGTATTCCCATCATTGAGTACCCGGCGAATAAGGCTCGGCTGGGAGCCTTTGAGATCGTCCTCCCTCTGCTGGACGCTATCAATACCGTGGAGAGCAACCGCCTTGACGGTGTGGAGCAGTTCGTACAGGCGCTCATGCTGTTTCACAATGTTGATATTAACACTGAGGATTTTCACCAGCTTCGTGAAGAGGGCGCTATCAAGTACAAGGATATTGACCCGCAGTTCAAGGCGGAGATCGAGTATCTGACCTCGGAGATGAACCAGACGCAGACGCAGACCCTTGTGGACAGTATGTATAACACCGTCCTGACGATCTGCGGTATGCCGAACCGCAACGGTGGTTCTTCCACCAGCGACACCGGCTCTGCGGTCATTATGCGTGACGGTTGGTCGGCGGCGGAAGCCAGAGCTAAGGATTCCGAGCTGATGTTCAAGCAGTCCGAGAAGGATTTCTTGAAGCTGGTTCTGCGTATCTGCCGTGATCTGAGTGACCTGACGCTGAAACTCAGCGGTCTGGAAATCCGCTTTACCCGCAGAAATTACGAGAATATCACGGAAAAGGCAAATGTGCTGACTGCTATGCTTGCCAATCCGAAGATCGCCCCGGTTCTGGCCTTTACCCATTGTGGTTTGTTCTCTGACCCGCAACTTGCCTACCGTATGAGCATGGATTACGCTGAGGAACAGGAGAAAAAGGCTGCTGAACTCGCAACCAAACAGAAGGAGGTTGACCCGGATGGAGGAAACAAAGGGACTAAAACTGACCCCGGAAGCGGTCAGACAGATTGAGGAAATCTTGACTACGGGAAAGACCGTTGAGATCGCAGAACGACACGAGAAAGTGATCGTGTGGGCGGTCAGCAGCAAAAAGAAATATGAACAGCCTATCGCATAGGTGATAGGAACAGCCATTACGGGCTACTGATACCGAAAAGGTATTGGTAGCCCTTTTATTTTTCCTTCCAATGCCCTCGGAGTTTTCGGACAGTCCGTGAAAGCTCAATCTTTTCGGAGATATGAGAAAGGCGAAGATAATGATTTGACCGCCGCAAGGCGTTGAATGGTCAGGGAAGACCTTAATCGCAAACGGGAGACAACCCGTAAAAACAGAAAATAGTGCTGAGTGAACAGCCTTGTTAAACGCAGGAGGTAATCATTATGGCAAAGATCGACACCAGCAAAATCACGGGCTATGCGGAAATGTCTGCGGAAGACAAGCTGAAAGCTCTGGAAGCGTTCGAGTACGAGGACAACGCCGCCGAGCTGGAAAAGCAGAAAGCCGCTGTTTCCAAGGCCAACTCCGAAGCCGCTGAGTGGAAGCGCAAGCACAACGCTCTGTTGGGTGAGGACGAGAAGAAGAAGCAGGAGCAGGAGGAAAAGTTCGCCAACATGGAGAAGGAGCTTTCCGAGCTGCGGGAAGCCAAGCGTGTTTCCGAGTTTAAGGCCAAGTTCATCGCTCAGGGCTATGACGAGGTTCTTGCTGAGGATACCGCAAAGGCGATGGCTGATGGTGACTCTGCCAAGGTGTTTGCCAACCAGCAGAAGTTCCTTGACGAGTATGCAAAACAGGTCAAGGCTGACGCTCTGAAAAAGACCCCCAAGCCCACTCCCGGTGCCGGTGGCGGTACTGGCGAGATGGATTACGCCAAGAAAATCGAGGAAGCACGGACAAACGGTGATTTTGCCGCCGTTGCTTACTACACCCGCCTGCAAGCCGAAGCGGAAGCGCAGGCGAAAAAAGAGTAAAGGAGAGTTTTTACTATGGCAGATCAGTTTGCTATGAGTTTCGGGGTACTCAATTACTCCGGTATGCTCTTTAACAAGGGCAACACCCGCACCCCTCTGAGTTCCATCATCGGTGGTCGTGCCAAGACCACCAACCATGTTGAGTTCGTGACTGGTCAGGAATTCACCTCTGGCGGCGGCGCTCAGCCTGCTATCAGCGAGAGTGCTTCTCTGACCGCCCCTGACGCTACCGTTGTGACCCGTGCGCAGAAGACCAATGTGACTCAGATCTTTCAGGAGTCTGTGGGCATTTCCTACGGGAAGATGTCTAACATGGGTACTCTGAGCGGTATCAATGTGGCGGGTCAGCAGGCCAACCCCATGAATGAGTTGGACTTTCAGGTTGCCGCCAAGATGATGAAGGTCAATGCCGACATTGAGTACACCTTCATTAACGGCGTTTACAGCAAGGCTACTGATGACACCAAGGTCAACAAGACCCGTGGTCTGGTTCCCGCAATCACTTCCAACACTACGGCGATGGCTTCCAAGCCCCTCGGCCTGTGGGATATTGCCGACATGGTGAAGAAGATTTACGGCGCTCATGCTCCCACCGATGGCCTGTGCCTGTGGTGTGACGCTGTGACCATGTTCCAGATCAACGCTGACGCTGTTCAGAATGGTCTGACCGTGGTTCCCGCTGCCCGTAACATCAACGGTATCGCCCTGTCCAGTGTGGTCACGCCCATCGGCGTTGTCTACCTGTATCTTGGCGAGTACCTGCCTGCCGGTACTGCCCTGCTGCTGAACCTGAGCGTTCTGGCTCCTGTTTATCAGCCTGTCCCCGGCAAGGGCAACTTCTTCCTTGAGCCGCTGGCAAAGGTCGGCGCTGGTGAGAAGTATCAGCTCTTTGGTCAGATCGGCCTTGACCACGGCCCTGAGTGGTTCCACGGTAAGTTTACCGGTATCTCTACCGAGTTTACCGCTCCCACTTACAGCCGCAGCGTCTTCATCGCCAATGACGCAAACAACCCTGTGAACACTAAGGCCGTTGCTGGCGGCTAAGAGTGGCGCAGGAGTAAAACAGAGATTTTAGAAAGGAAAGGTGGAAAGCATGACGGACGCTGAGAAGTTGAAAATGGTGAAAGCCATGACCGGCGAGACAGACGAGGACACGCTTTCCACCTACCTTTCTATCGCCGGAAACAAGGTGTGCCGCAAGGCATACCCCTTCGACCCCACCGTGACCGCTGTTCCTGACCAGTACGCTCACATTCAGGTGGAGATCGCCGTGTATCTGCTGAATAAGCGGGGAGCCGAAGGGCAGACCGCTCACAGCGAGAACGGTATCTCCCGCTCCTATGAGGACGGCGATGTGCCGCCTACGCTGCTGAGGGACATTGTTCCCTTTGCCGCTGTGATGGGAGGTTGAGTGCATGAGGACGCTGAACCGCAACAAATCGCCCTTCTGGTATCTGCTGTATGACCGCAAGGAGCCTGCGAAGGACGAGTACGGCAACGAAACAGGTGAGGAACTGGTGGTTTACAAGCCTGCCGTGGCGATGAACGCCAATATCTCGGCGGCGACCGGCTCCGCTCAGGTGGAGCAGTTCGGTAATTTCGCAGGGTACGACAAGGTGATCGTCACCGATGACCTGAGCTGCCCCATTGACGAGAATACCGTGCTGTTCATCGACAAAGAACCGCAGTATGACGAGGACGGGAAACCGCTCTATGATTACATGGTCAAGCGGGTCGCCAAGTCCCTCAATTCCATTTCCTATGCGGTCAGTAAGGTGACGGTATCGTGAGTCAGACGATCAATATTCCGCTCTCCGGGAGAGGGATTGAGCGGCTGATACGGGAAGCCGAGAACCGAAAGAATTGGCTTCAAGAGCGGACTGCGGTCTTTCTTGACCGGGTGGCGCAGGAGGGCATGGAGAGAGCTTCTGTCAAGTTCTCGCAGGCCGTTTATGACGGCACGAACGATGTTTCCGTGACGGTGGAACCCCGTGGGAACAATGTTCGGGCGGTGGTGGCGACAGGCGGGGCTACCCTGTTCATTGAGTTCGGCACAGGCGTGACCTACCCGGACGATCACCCGGAAGCGGGAGAACTCGGTATGAAGCGTGGCGAATACGGTCAGGGTCACGGCAAGCAGCACTCTTGGGGTTATTACGGCGACCCCGGCACGAACGGAGTGCTGAAAGAAAAGAAGAACGGCGGGTTCGTGGTCATCACTCACGGCAACCCTGCCAATATGCCGATGTACGAAACGGTAAAGGAGCTGCAAGACCGGCTCACGGAGATTGCGAAGGAGGTGTTTTCATGATTGATGTGGAGAGTCAAATCTACACGCCGATTGCGGAAGCTCTGAGAGCGCAGTTTCCCGGTATCTTGGTCAGCGGCGAGTATGTCAATGCCCCTACCCGTTTCCCCTATGTGAGCTTGGTGGAGCAGGATAACTACACCACGGAAGCTCACATGGACAGCGGCGATATGGAGAGGTTCGCCACGCTGATGTACGAGGTGAATGTCTACTCCGATAAGGCAGGCGGTAAGAAATCCGTTTGCCGAAAAATCATGAGGTTTGTGGACGATCTCATGTACGCCAAGAATTTCCGGCGTACTTCTCTGTCCCCGGTTCCCAATTTGGAGAACGCAACAATCTACCGTCTGGTTG